TTACTGAATTCGAACCTTAGCTTCGCGCAAGAGTTCTTTCATCTTCTCGGCGACACCTTTCAGGCGGTCAACCTCCTTCTTAAGAGCGGCCAGCTCGCCCCGGGTGATGAGCAGCTCAGCATCTCCTCGCCCATGATAGTTCTCTTCGAGTCGCACCATTTCTGCGCGCAGAAAACTAATGGCGAGTGTCGCGGCGCCCGCTTGATGGGTGAGGTCGGCATCGAAAGTGATCAGTTCTCCATCACTCCAAACGATGTCCGAAATGCAGCCATTAATGACAGCGAAGGCCGACCTTGCGTAGCTAAACGTCCGCTCGTTGTCATCGACAGCGAGCAGTTCTTCCACGCACCCAAGAGGAAGCGTCATCTTGATCACGCGCGACATTGCGAGATTAAGGCGCGCATTCTTCCCTGCCAGCAGTTCCGCGACATTTCTATCATGGGACTGTTTCGCATACAGCCATGCGCCGTAGCCAATGATCCAAGTGCCTGCGGCTGCGAGCCAATCCGCAGCCGCCCCGGCCTCTATGCATTTCAGCGGAATGTCGCTGCCGATCAGCACCACCACGGTAAGCACGGCGCCGAGTACTGCGCAGACACCGCACGCGATTGTCGCGTCCCGGCGAGATATATCGCCGACTCTCTCTTCATTCATGCGCCCCCCTGTGGCGTCCCTGTCGTTGGGGGAATTCTGGCATGACCGAGCCCCTTCTTGCCTTCGCATTGTTGGGCGCCGCCATAGCCTTCTCCGTCGGCTGCGCTCGCATCGCTTCGTGGCTTCTCGACCGGCGTGATTACACCGCGTTGCAGCAGTCCCGCGGAGCCCAGGTCATCGCACTCGCAAAGGCTGAGATTGCCGCCACCAAGCGCGGCGATCTGCTGGCCGCAGCCCGCTTCGCCGAACAGCAGGAGGGCATCCATGTTCCGTAACAGCCCCTTCCCGTGGGTCCTCCCTGCTGTCGGCCTCTTCGCCCTTGTTCCGAACCCGGCAACGCTCGTGCTGGTCGTCTTCGCCTTCCTGCACTACGTCATGGGGGTCATGCGAAATGGCCGGTGATCGTGCGGTGCTGGCCGGGTCGGGACTCCCCTCGTCTAACAGGGGAGTCAGTGAATTCAGGAACGCACAGGGAACCCTGACGGTCGGCATTGACTGGTTTTCCGCCTCCATCGACCTGCGCGCAGCTCTGGACGAACTCGCGTTCCGTGATGGCGACAGCTTTGAAGAGGTCCGCCAGTGGATTGAGTTCTCCCCGGAAAACGCACGCATCGCGGCCCTGCAGGTGTTCTGCTGGTTCTTCGCCGGGCTCGGCCTTGAACTGGATGAAACCGTGGGCGGCGGTCGCTTCTACACGTGGCGAATCAAGATCATGGACGCGGCTAAGAAGTTCGTCGGCATGATCGAACTCGGTGGCGAAGATTGCCGCCGCGCAGATGGCACGTATACCGCCCGCATTGAGCTAACCGGCGATGGATGCAAGGCGATAGGCGCAGCGCGCTGCGGCCATGCGCAGCGGTGGCTGGAGCTTCGAGCGAAGCTCGAAAGCTGCGGCGGAAGAATCACCCGCGTGGATGTGTGCGCCGATGACCTGGTGGGCAACTACCCCCTACGCTTGGCACAGAAGTGGTACGCCGCTGGTGAGTTTGACAACCGTGGCCAGCGCCCTAAGGCGCAGCTGGTGGATGACTACGACAGCGGCGACGGCAAAACCTTCTACGTGGGCGGCAAGAAGTCCGAAAAGCAGCTGCGCGTCTATGAGAAGGGCAGGGAGCAGGGCGACAAGAGTTCACCGTGGGTGCGCTACGAAGCGCAGTTCCGCAACTCCAATCGCAAGGAACTGCCGCTCGACATTCTTCGCGACCCAGCAACGTACCTGCTGGGCGCCTATCCGGTGCTGAGCTTTCTCAACTGCGTCGCCACCCGAATCGAAATCACGAAAGCAGCCGTTGAAGCCACGTGGAAGAGCGCGCGTCGTCATTTGCGCCGCCAGTACGGGGCGACCCTGCGTTTCATCGTCAAGCATTGCCCCGACGCCGAGGCGTTGAAGGGCGTTATCGAATCCTGCACCTCGCCAAAGCTGCCGGGGTGGGCAACAGGGGACACAGCAGCGCATTGGCCCGAAATCGCGGCCGTACAACCAACCCAAGAGGGGTAACACATGAGCGTCAAGGTCACCGTCCTGAAGAACGAAATCGACGAACGCGGCGGCAGCTTCAAGAACGATGCTGGCGACAACGTCGAGTACACCACCCGGAAGCAGAAGGCCAAGCTCGAAACCGGCGGCTTTGCCTATCCGTTCGACGTGCGCTTGGACAAGGGTCAGCCGGGTTATCCCGAAGGCGAGTACGAGCTCGATATCGAGTCCATGTTGCAGGTCAACAAGGGCGTCGCCTCGCTGAGCAAGTTCACCGTTCTGCGCATGCTGCCCAAGGCTGCACCGCGCACCGCAGCGCAGGCCTAAGTCATGGCGCGGTACGTCTACGAATGCTTGCAGTTCAACCAGCAGACCGGTGAGTGCATGCAAGCCGGATTTGTGCCGCGCACCGATATTCCCGCACTTACCACTGCCGAGGTGTCGGGGTTGTTGTCCATGGTCGCACTGTGCTTTGCGGTGGCCTGGGCATACAAGCAGTTGGGCAGGACCGTTCGTAACTAACTCAACTACGCAAGGGGATCATCATGGAGCTGGATTACAGCGCCGCACTCACCGTTCTCGCTGGCCTGTCGGCTGGCATCGTCGCCATCGGTACCGCCAAGCTGGCACCGGCTGCGATTGCGGTCGGCTACAAGTGGTTCAAGGCCGCGATTTTTGGCTGATCGCTGTAGCACGGGGCCGGGCAATCCGGCCCCTTTTTTTATGGGGGATTCGTGATGCTGGGTCTTTTCGTCCTTTGCGCTGGCACTGCTGCGCTGTACATCGCGTTCGGTGATTAGATGTTCCGCATACTCTTCGCGATCATGCTTGCTGCGCTGTATAGCGCTCCTACGTTGGCTCAGGTTGGCACCTGCTCGCCGAGCGCTGACGTTGGCTCCGATTCCTGTCCCGATGAGGGTGCTGCATATGCCGCAGCTTGGGCAGCTGCTACTGAGCAGGCTGCGCGGTCAAACGCGGGTGGCGGTCTACGGTGGACGCCATACGTCGAGCGTAATGACAGCACGAGCTATGTCGGCTTCGTAAGGCATTCTGCGACAACTGTTGGGCAGTTTGCTTCAAAGGTCCGCTTTTACACCGCTAGTTGCAGTGCCAGGCCGGAAGAATTTGGGTGGGAGGGCGGCACCACTGCTGGCTCTGTGAATGCCTGTCACAACGGTTGCATGTATTCCAGCGCCTTGGACCCTCAAGGCGTCGCGGGCGTCAGCTATGCGCCTACGGGCGGCGTTTGCACTAACGCTGATGCGCCAGAGCCCAAGCCTGCTGGCGACGGCGGTGGTGATGATGGCGGTGGTACCGGCGGGGAGACGGGTGGCGGTGACGGGGACGGCGGAGGTGATGGCGGCGGTGATGGAGATGGTGGCGGTGATGGCGGTGGTGGAGACGGCGAGGGGGGCGGCAACGGTGATGGTGATGGTGACGGCGGTGAGGATGGCGACGGCGATGGTGACGGTGATGGAGAGAATCCCAGCCTCCCAGAGAACCCCACGTATCCGGGCGACATTCCCATGCCCTACGCCGATCCAGCCATACCGGGCAGCTACCTAGGGCAATGGTCAAGCGGCTTAGGTGGTGGTGCCTGCCCATCTGCAAGGACGATCAACGTCTCCGTTGGTGGCTATAGCGCCTCCGTGGCCTTCGAGTTCACACCGCTATGTGATTTCTCTCGCTACATCCGCGGCATGGTGATCGCATTCGCGTCCATTGTTGCTGCCTACATCGTTTTGGGGCTCAGAAGATAATGCCTTGGCTAGCAGCGTTCCTTACCCAGCTCCTGGGCAACTCCCTCGCGCGCGTTCTGACCGGTGCAGGCCTTGGCTTGGCTACCGGTGCGGCGTTGCTTCCACTGGTCAAATCAGCGCTGAACCTTGTCGTCTCTCATTGGGGCGGAATTTCAGGCGACCTCGCCAATGTGCTTCTGCTTGCAGGTGCAGGGGAGGCCATCACCATCATTGGCTCTGCCATGGTCACCAAAGTCGTGATTGACGCTGGCAAAGTCGCAGTTCAGAGGGCCGCATCCAAATGATGTATCTCATTTCCGGGCAACCCGGTAACGGTAAGACCCTGCGCGCCATGAGCATGGCGCAGGAGTTCTACGAACAGAATCAGCAAGCCGTGAAGGAGGGCAAGGCCCAGCCTCGCCGCTTCTTCACTAACGTCGCTGGAGCTACGACGGAAGAGAGTCCGGACGCGTTCCCGTGGTTCGAGAAGCTGCCAGAACACAACGACTGGACGCAGCTTCCGGATGGCTCATTCGTGCTGTATGACGAAGCGCATTCCGATGGCAACACGCAGGGGCTAGAGCGTTACGGCAGGTTGTTCCCGTCCACCGGCAAGCCGGGAGAGTCGGAAGATCCACGTATTCGCTCGATGTCCACCCACCGGCATCGCGGCTTCGATCTAGTGTTCGTCACCCAGTGGCCCAGCAAGATTCACCACCAGGTGCGGAGCCTGATTGGCTCGCACACCCACATGAATCGTGCTTTTGGCATGCAGCGTGCTGGCGTACTCACGTGGTCCCGCGTGCAAGCGGACCCGTACGATGAGCGTGTTCGCGAGAAGGCCGAGGAGGAGATGTGGTCGTATCCCAAGGGCCTTTATGACCGCTACCGCAGTGCGACATTGCACACCGCAAGCCACAAGTTCAAGGTGCCAAAGCGTGTCTGGCAGGGCCTGTCGGTCACGGTGGCGCTGATTGGCATCCTATGGCTGGGATGGCTGTTCCTGATCAAACCCTCCAACGCACAGGCTGCGAAGAAGGAAGAGCAGGGGGCCGGTGCTTTGCCGGCGGCTGGAGCCCTGGCGCCCTTGGGCGCGGGCGGGCCGGCGGCACGGCCCCTCACCCGCGAAGAGTACGTGGAAAAGCACAAGCCACGGATTGAGTTTCAACCGTGGTCCGCACCAGCCTTCGATGACCGCACCGTGCAATCTCAGCCTGAGCTGTACTGCATGGCCTCTGGAACCACCGCCGAGGACACAACGTGCACCTGCGTAACAGAGCAGGGCACCAAGGCGAAGATCAGGTTGCCGGTGTGCCTTGCGATTGCACATGATGGCCCGGCCTACAATCCGTATCGCGCACCACGCCAGGAATCGGAGTCGAATCAGGACCACCCAGCTCGCGGCATCGCTCAGTCCGCATCATCTGGCACGCCTGAGCCCTCGCCACATGCACTGGTTGAGGTTGGGAAACGCCCCATGGGCACGTTCCCGGAGACGCCGCCATATCCGGCCAGCTTCTGATTACCGTGACGCATCACGCCGCAAGTCACGTCAAGTAACAAGTAAGATGCCCCGAGTTCTTCGGGGGCGAGTATGGATATTCGATTAGGCATATTTTGGGCGCTACTTGCGATGGCACAACCTTTGCAAGCTCAACAGGTCCGCTCGGCGACTGGGCCGCAGCCAGCGCCCAAGTACAGCCCGGCTGTCCCGAAGGCTTACAACGCCGGTGCTGAGCCATTCCGTTGCCGCGAAAGTCTTGACCCTCGGATGCGGTCTTTGTGTGCCGATATCGAGCGCGCCTACATCCAAGGTGAGGCGCACCGCCAAGGCTTGCCGGTGCCGTCTAGTGAACTGGTCCGTCTTCCCGCCTATGGTTCCGCAGAATCCAAAGAGCTTGGCGTTGCCTGCATGGGCGGAACTGGCATGCGGCGCCTCAGCAACGGCTGGGAGCAGTTGAGAAACTCCAAAGGGGAATGGTTGCGCTGCCGGGAGCAGTGAATCGGGGTGTAGGGGCGTCGCCCCTACGGAAGCGCCTCACACGCGCTGGCGCGGTCTCGGCCCTCGGCTCATGTAGACCACATTGGATGGCTCGGCGTCGGGACCGGATACACCCGCGCCCAACCGCCGTTCTCGGCGAATTCTGAGGGCATCGGCAAGGTAGATGACGCTGGATTTCGTTGTGGCGCATGCCTTTCGGGGCGGTACCGATCGGGTGGCCACCTCAATGCGGGCCTCGGCCATCATCAGTCGCCACTCCCGTGCAATGTTGCAGGTCAGGGACCACCAGGTCATGTCGCAAGGCTCCAGCTGATGACCTTCGGGGGTGAACATATGGCCGCACTGAAAGCCGAAACCGGCCCAAGGGCCGGTTAGATCTATGCGGTCGTGGGGATCAATCTTGATCATGCTGCAAGCTCGTCCTTGTCGGGGGAACGAACAGGCAGGCAAGAGCCGAGCCAGAGCCGCAGCCATTGCCAAGCAGAGCCGACGAAGGCTGCGGCAGACCGATACATCATTTCGCATAATGTATATTATGTTCAAGCGAATCCGGGGCTGGCTGGCACGCCACTTGCCTCGCCCCCTGATCCCGCTGCGTGTTGAGCGCAGTGAACTTGGTGCAGCGTATGCCGCAACTTGGTGCAATCGACGCGCTGAGCTGCGTGCGGCCCCAATGACTCGCCGTGATCTTGGTGCATCGCCAATGGTAGGTCGCGAACTTGGAGCATCCCCAATGATGTTTCCAGGTCACCGCGTCCTCAGCTGCAGCGAAACGAAAAAGGTGCAGCCGTTGTGGCAGGCCTAATGAACCCGATGTAGCTACCGCTAGCAAGCTGCGCAACAGCTTGGAGCAACTTCTCGGCTATTGAGCGGCACCTTCAAAGAGGCTGAGTTCGTCTGCCATGGCTTGCGTCAGCGCCTGAAGTTTGGCATCGGTTGCCTGCCAAGGATCCCCAAGGTCTTTCACTGCTTTGAAGGTCTTAGGCCCAAAGTAGACCTGTGACAGCAGGAGCTTAGAAGAGAGATCGGACATGATTGCATTGCGCTCCTTTGAGGACCTCTCCACAGTGTCGAGAGCATCCGGTTCTCCGCAGTTGCTGAGCTCAGCACTAGCGCAATCCATGCTAATTTTGAGTCTGGTCTGCGCAGCTTCTATGTTTGCTGTCAACCCCTCGACAACTGGCCTCTTGGCAACCAACGCAGCAACGGCGGCCATCAGCTCTATTCGCTTGGAGGATTGCGGTCCTTTGCTCTAGCTGAAATCGTGCCTCCCAGTTTGTCTGGTCCATGATAGATGCAACGTACGTCCCTCCCAACGCCCCTAAGAACGCGAGAATCGCCGTTAATAGCGGGACAGTAGTCCTCAGAAGAACTCGATATCGCCTCAACTTTCCCCCAAAATTTTCCGGACATCAACGTGTCCGTGGCATCTTAGTAAGTGGGATTCCTGTCACGCAACCAGTGCACGGAAGAGCTGTTAGGAAGGCCGTCGAATGACTCCCCTGCCCTATATTTCGTTGATTCCGATAAGATATATTTATCGGAAGTCAGGCTGATTTTACATATTATTTTCAATCACTTATGAGCGACCTTCTGCCAGCCCTGACCACCGCAGCTCCTGCCAATCCGACTGTGGCGCAGCTCTCGCAGTCCTCGGCGGACGCGGTGCGCGAAGTCTTCGCCGAAGCGGCCTCGGCCAACACCACGCGCAGTTACGCCACCGCCTTGCGCTATTGGGCAGCCTGGTACCAGAGCCGCTACGGTGTGGTCATCGCCATGCCGGTGGACGCGTCCTGTGTGATCCAGTTCATCATCGATCATCTGGCCCGGCGCTCAGGCGATGCCCTGACCTGGGAGCTGCCGGCAGCATTGGATACGCTGCTGGTGGAAGGAAAATTCAAGCAGCGCCAAGGACCGCTCAAGCTGTCGACCATCGTCCACCGCGTTGCGGTGCTCTCCAGCGCCCATCAACTGCTCAAGCTGGCCAATCCCTGCGAAAGCAGCGAGGTGCGGCAGCTACTGGCCAAGGGCCGTCGCGCCGCGCACAAACGTGGCGAGCGACCGAGCAAGAAAACAGCGATCACCGCGACCGAATTGATGGCGATGATTGCGACCTGTGAGGATGATCTGGTTGGAAAACGTGATCGCGCCCTGCTCTACTTCGCCTTCGCCAGTGGTGGGCGCCGTCGGAGCGAGACGGCCCATGCCACCTTGGGCAAGCTTGCGCCGATCGACGGCGGCTACCGCTACCACCTGGACGTCGGCAAGACGCTTCAGGAGGGCGTCAAAGCAGGCGGCTCGCCGGACAAGCCCTTGCTGGGGCCAGCGGCCGAAGCGCTGCGCGCCTGGATCGAGGTGGCCGGACTGCAGGAGGGGGCCCTCTTCCGCCAACTGACCCGCGGGAAAGTGAGGGCCGGCTTGTCACCCAAGTCGGTGGCCACCATCATCCAGAGTCGCGCACGGGCCGCCGGATTGGTGGGTAGTTTTGGCGGTCACAGTCTACGATCAGGTTTCGTTACCGAAGGTGCCCGGCAAGGAATCGCGCTGCCGGCGATCATGGCAATGACCGATCACCGATCGGTGGTCAGTGTCATCGGCTACTATCAAGCCGGCGCGGCCGAAACCAATCCGGCGGCGCGAATGTTGGAAGGTGCAGCAAGGTCGAACAGCACAGCGCCGCCTCCGAGGTTGCCTGAATCTCCGACGGGGGCTGATTCCTAGATGCGTTGGACGCAACACTGATGTCAGAGCTCGTGGAGAAACTGAAGGCGATCCGCCCCGGGTTCAACGGCTGCAAGGAGCGCCATTCGAAGTTTAATGTCTCGACACTACAGGCGCATCGAGAGAAACGAAATGCGCTTCGCAAGGTCTGACTGATCAACTTCACTCCCAGGTGGCCAATGGCAGAACGCAGCCACACGCCCGAGCAGATCAAGCTCATCGAGCACGGTGAGGTGGCATGCGGTTGTCTCGGCTGTGGCCGGATCGGGGAAAACGGAAACGCTGGTCGGACGGGTTCGCCAGCTCCTCAAGGAGCACAACCCAGCCCAGATCGCCGTGGTCGCCTGACCTTCATCGCCCACGACCGGTATTTGATTCAGTCCTTCAGAGCGGCTTTGGGCCCCAAGCGCGAACCACCACCGCTGCATCTACTGCAGGTTGAAGATCCACACAAGCAGCCTGAAGCGGTCTACTGGACGGGTTCCGCAGCGTGAGCATCGCTTTGCACGCCCTTTAGCTCAGCCGAGCTTGACGACCAGCAACAACACGACAAGGGAGCTTCGTTGCTCCAACTGCGGGCACGTTTTTAGCTACCCGATACGGATCCGACGAGGCCCGTCAGATGCATAGCTGCCAAGGTGCCGAAGAAATGGCGCGCTCCGACACTTTAGACACCATCCCGCCTCAGTCGCAGGGACTGAGACGGGATGGCGAACTGTTGATCTACGGCTCGATTGTGGGCCACTGGCTTTCAATGTGACGTGCCATATCGTCCAACATCCTCAACGTCTCCGGCCTCATGGGCTGGCCTCGGAAGTACCTTCCGGAGAACAGATCGATCAGTTCAAGCTGATCCGGCCTCACCTCAACGTTGTTCTGCCCCAGCACCCAATAGCCGAACTCAAGTGTGAGCCGGGCCTCTTCGGGGTCGCACTGAAAACTTTTCTCGTGGAAGTAGACGTAGCGCACCTCGCCAGCATCCATCGCCACAACGTGCGGTGAGAAGCGCACCTCAAGGCTGCGCGCATGTGCCTGGTAGCGATGTCCAGGAACCACTTTCAAGCGGCGGCTTGCATGCGGTGATGCAATGAAGGAGTCCAGCACGCGCATCGAATTGTTGCGCCGTGTCTCTTGGGAGATTCCCTGCAGCTTTGCGCGCGCGTCTATGATTCCAGGAAGGCCGCGCTTCATCACGTCGCGGATTCCTGCAAGCGCCTTGGCGTAGTACGGCTGCATAAACACCTGCGGCGTACCCCGTGGATACTTTTGATCATGCAGAAATCGCATCTGCCGACTCGCCGACATGCGGACCATGCGAGCGAGGTTGCGATCAGAAAGACGTGGTCTTGGTACAGCAGGTGAGAGCTTAAGAACGGTGTTCATAGCGTTTTTACTTCCTTCTGCAGTCTGCGAACGAAAGAGGGGCGGCATTGGGGCCGCCCCTCTGGCTACTCATTTGGCGCGCGACTTGGTCGGCGACGGCTTCGGAGCGCTGTTGCGCTCCTTGACCGTCGTCGTCTTGTGCTTCTCGGCAAATTGCTTCGTTACGAACTCGCCGGAGACAGCGCTGCGGTACTGAGTGATCTTCTTGTCATTCATTGCTGTAGACCTCGTGATAGTTGGGTGAAGTCGCTGCGACTGCCCAAGGGAACACCCTCGCCCCCAAAGAAGGCGTCTTAGGTGGTCCTTTATCCGAAGAGGAAGAAGATCTACGTAGATGCTTTACGAAGTAGCTCTCTGAAAGCTATAATTCGGCGTCTGCCAAGACGCACAGCTTCGTAGGTCTCTATCAATCCGTATTGGACAGCTTGTTCAGGAATTCGGGTTGTTTTTTCCTCCTGGGTTGTGAGTTGCTGTATCCGAACGCCTCGCCTGCAAGCGAGGCGTTCGCTTTTTATGGGTGTCTCGTTTGCGATTTTACCACCGTTCACGCAGTTAGCAAGCGGCAAGAGTGACTGCCAACCACTACATCTAGTCTCATATGATGAGGCTGACCGCAACATGCAGTGGCTGCCACCGGAAACTTCGGTCAACCTTAACGGAACTATGAACGAAAACCGGTCATGGACACCAGCCGATGGCAATAGCTCATTAGCCATTTCTTGTGACGCAGTTCAAGTTTTCAAGGCCGCGGAAGCCGCTCCTGTATCGCCCTAGCCCACCCGCTGCAGAAAGCCGTATCTCGGCAGCCTCGGCGAGCCGCATGACATCCATGGCATGCGCATCGACTGGTTGCCTTTGACTAAATCGGAAGCCTCGCTTCAGCAGCACCAGCCACCAACGCCTACGATAGACCAAGACCACTGTTAACTTTGGTGGCCACCATCAAACGGCACGTGGAGCATCATCACCCTGGTACAGGGCAAGGATGACTCCTTGCTGACCGGACCTGAGATGCCCATCTACGACTGAAAGCTCGATAAGTTCCTATGCGATGTCTTGCGATGTCTGCAGATCCCTTCGGTCACCTTAAGCGCGCAGCCCCCGAGAATCGCCACGCCTGAGCGGGAGTTGACGCAATTGCTCAGTCAGCCTCACTGTCCAGCTTTTTGCCATCTAGCAATGCCATGAGGATCGCGTTGTTCCAGCTCCGTGCGCGCGAGGTAGAGGCCTGCGCGAGCACCAACGTGCCTATTGAGCGTATCGCGCAACTACTGACAATGGCAGATGAGCAAAACACGGATCTTGCCGTGTTCCCGGAGGGATTCCCATTCATAACCAGCTGCGAGGTTGGTGCCGTGCCGTCTCTCGACGCCGCCATCCTGGCCCTGCAGAAGATCCCCCCTCACTCACTGGCCTACATCGTCGGCGGGTACGTCATGGATGGCCCTTACCAGCGAAATGCCAGCTTCCTTGTCCACGAAGGGCAAGTGCACACACCCTACTTCAAGCGCGTTCCGTGGTTGGACGAGGTCTTCCAGCCTGGCACCGCCCTGGTGCGATGGAGCTGGTACGGGCACCAGGTAATTCCGCTTATCTGTGCAGACGTCTGCGTGCCATGGAATGAGCCAGATGGCCGCGCAGCCCAGATGCTAGGGGAGGCTGCCGCACTGGGTGCTGGGCCTTCATGCCCGATCATCGTCAGTACGTTTGGTGCCGATTTGCGCACACCATATTGGACCAACCCGTTGCAGGCATGGGCACGCGCTTGTAACGCGCCGATACTCGTTTCGGCTATTGCAGGCCGGAGTGCTACGGCTTTCATGGAGGGCGGCAAGCAGCGCTATTTCGGAGGCGGCGGCAGCGGCATGTACTGGTTCGAAGATGGGCAGGACCACGTATGGCCGTCCACCAAAGACAGCAGGGTGGCGGGAATGTACCTAGTGGACACACTTGAGCCCGAGAGCCGGTGGCTGCCGCTGCGACGTTGAGAGAGTCGGCATGGATCTGCGTCCTGCCTTTCGCTGCAGAGCCACAGTCCAAGCGCCGTCGAAATGGATGAGTGACGCTCGCAGTTTCTAGCGGCGCGAGTAAGCATTGCGGCCAGCTACGGACGTGGAGCAGAGACTCTGATCGCTACTCACTGCCCTCACCAACTGCCGGATCATGTCTCCTGCCGCGTGGAGTCAGCCCGGCATCTCAACGCCCCCGTCTAGTCCGTTCGATCTGCACTCCGAGCTCCCGGACGCGTGCCTCTCCCGCCTGAAGCGCCTGCTGGCTGGTATGCACCGAGTAGTAGACCGAGTAGTAGTCTGTCTCCAGTGGATGAGGATGCCGTGCTGCGGTACCGAATACGAACTCGGTGTGTTCGCGGGCGAAGAGCGCAACGTCATGGCCGCCCTCCTCAAAAACCACCAGTTCACCTGCACCGATCGCTTCGGGCACACGCAGCGAGCCCACGCTCACAGCGGCCCAGGCCACGTCATGCCCCGCGGCGGTTGGAACCGCCACGACTCCCCTGCCCCCAGCTTCACCGAGAAATAGTTGCTCGGTGCCGGTGCGTCGATGGGGCTGCGGGCCAGCGGATTCTTTGACTTTCGGGAGATGCAGCCCGATGACGGAATCGACACGAGCTACTACTCCGACGAAGTACACGCCTGTGCATTGAGCTCCCACCCCTTCGCGGACCTGCTGTAGCTTCGCATCCAAGCCGAAGAGCTTGATCTTCGAGATTGATTGGGGGAGTCGGTCCGCATGCGGACCGATCAGTCGGCCCTGCTGTGAAGGTGTTTGCCGGCACTCCCTCTTCGTGTTGTCAAGATTTGCCCTGCCCCAGCATCCTCTCTGACTTCGCTTTGGAGCTTTGACAAGTATGAATCTATGGTTCCGCTTTCTCTCTACGCTCGTCCAGGCATACTTTGGCCGCACTCTCCACTCGCCGCTCGAACGGTCTCGATTGACATTCCGAGTTCTATCCACCGACATTGATGTAAATCGGCACTTGACCAACAGCCGATACTGGAGCTTCTTTGATCTGGGCAGAATTGAGTTCCTAACAAGAGCAGGCCTGGTCAAACAGATGATCAAAAGGGGCTGGAATCCCGTCATTGGAACTGCAGCGATCCAGTTCAAGCGATAACTAAAACCGTTCCGCCGATTTACACTTGACACTCAGCTGATCGGCTGGCCTGAAACGAAGTGGGTCATCGAGCATCGAGTCATGGAAACCTCGAGGAATGTCGTCGCCGCAATGGCGATCGTTCTAGCGGGCACGTATGATCGGCGTGGGAGACCTTGCGTTCCCGTGGCAGAGGCACTCGGTTTAACCTTTGATGCTGACCTTGAGTCACCTCCCCTGAGTGAGGCGGCAAAAGCGCTATTGGCCACAGATGAGGGATTCAGGGTTCACATCGCTGGCGGGCCTAGATCGCACGAGACTTTGCTCCCCCCGGCTGAGTCGCTTCAATGCTTGGAAAAGATAGCTTTGCCTGTCTTCTTGTCAATGATTTCGATGCCGCCAGTTTCCGAGATTCTAAGCTGGTGGGCAAAGAGGTCCACAGAGTTCCAACCGCCTGATTGACTCCAGGCGTCCTGCAGCGTTAGCGGCGGGATGTACATGCGTTGCGCTAGGCCATAGTTGCTGGGACGATCGTAGGGAAGGCTCGTGTATTGGTCTTCGATCAGCCGAAGCTCTCGGTCTACGAGTGACCATCCTTCCTGGAGATCAGCGGCAGCCTCGGCAGCCTCAAGCGCGGAGAAAAGGAGATCCAGGCGCTCTCGTTTCGGCAGCGACTCTTTGGAATATGGCAT